TAACGTGATGGTAGTACCAGCAGTAACGCCTACAGCTACTGAGTAAGTTGCTCCTGCAATTGCAAGAAGTGTACCTGCAGCGATAGTTACGTTAGAAGCAAAAGTAACTGCTCTAGAACCTTTAGTTACTGTAGCGTTTGCGGCAGTAGCTGTCATAGTTCCGTTAGAAACTGCTTCGAATTTCAAGTAACCATTTGCAGGCTCTTGTGCGAAGTTTTTCAAACCACTTTTTACCAAAGCAAAAGCAAGTTCTTCTTGTGTACCAGATGAATCCGTTTTAACTGGACCTGCAAACAAACTCATAGGTTGTGAGCGGTTAGCAGCATCGTTATCACGTTTGCGAATCTTGATCCAGAAATCAGAATTGTTTGCTACAGGAAGTGTACCAGTAGTCAAGTTGTAACCAACATAAGTTACTTGTTGTACTGCAGCTTTAAATTTGCTTGCAGAGATAGCAACCATACCTTTAGTCATCGCAGGCGATTTCATTAACGGTTGTGTTGCTCCTTTACCTTGTACGATAAAGAATTTGTCAGTTGCAGTTAACAAACCATAAGAGGTATTGTTAAGACGACGCATACCCATGTCACATACTACTACTGCTCCGATAGGGAGGTTCAAGTTTGTAACTACGCTACCTGCGGCAACAGCACTATCTAATGCTGCAGTTGTTGCACTAGCGTCAGACAAAAGAGCGCTAAATACGTTGTTTGCTTTTCTAAACATTTTGTTTAAATTTTAAATTAATAATTATTTTTTTATTCTAAATCTTTAAACGGCTCTACCGTTTGTACTTTTTGTTCTTTAACACGTTGCATCATAAGATCTGTAGCAATATCAACAATAACTCTGTGGGTCGATTCGTCAAGCTCACAGTTTTGTTGATTTGCTGGTGTATCTCGGTCAACATTAATGTTAGATGGATTCTTTAAATATCGCATATGATAAGTGACGATATTAAAGGTGCCATCTGTTAGTACTTCATGACGTTTAGCTGTAGCAGGTTGTAAGGGGTTAATACCCGATGTTTGTCTGCTATATTCTATACGCCATACTCTACTATCACCATAAGATTTGTAAAACGGTTTCTTGTACTTACTCCAATTAAAGCGTTGAACTTCGTTGTGAGCAATAGTCAAGACATACGCATAAATAGGGTAAGTAGTCGCGCATTCTGTTTTATCAATTACACATTCTTCAAAGATTGTGTACATATGGTCGGACGGTAAATCAAAGAACTTCCCTTGTATGTTAGAGTTACTTAAGACTCCTACTTGTGAAGCTGAAACTGGGAGTGAGGCAGCGTCTTTTATTAACGCTGCCAATCCCTGATTTCTTATTTCAATTTCCTCAAAGCCTTTGCCTTTTCGGTTATTTACTTCATCGTAAAACTTTTTAACGTAGAAATTAGTAGCCTCCGTTAGGACAGAAGATAATTCAAAATCTTCATATCCTGGAGAACCAAAGCTGTCTGAACGATCAAGCTTTAATTCTAATTCGTTGGCCATTTCATTTGCCGTCATTGTTATTTACGTTTAGTTAATTCAATTTTTGCTTTAACGCGAAGCTTTACTTCTTGGTTATCTGGGTTAAGAAGATAGTTGATAACATCAGTTAAATCACCTAACTCTGAACCATTATCAAGAGTGTATCGTTTTTCGCCTTTGCGGATAATTGCACCAGCTTCAACAGCCTCCTGTACAAAGATACGCTCATTATATTGTGGATGGTTTACAATCTCTAAGAAATATCTTGGATCGTTTTCAACAATTTTTGCTACTTCAGATTTTAACCAAGTTTCATTAGCGCTAACTGGGATTGTACGTCCAAGAGATTTGATAAAGCCGATAGTTGCTACGCTGCTGTTAGTAACCTCAGCATACTTCACATATGCCTGTGCTTTAAGGTCTGCTTCTTCTAGTTTCTTAGAAGTTACTTTGCTTTCATCAACAATCATAAACTCATAGGTTGCTTTGTTGATTCTTTCATCGTAAGAAGGAGATACCAACATCTTATTAGAAATAAGAATAAGATACTTTAACATATCTAAAGGTAAATTTAGATTTAATGTTGTTCCTTCTTTTGTAAGAATAACTCGGCCTCTACGATCCGTTCTCCAGAAGTTTTTCTCAACTGGAAGAGTAGGATTAAGATCCACACCTAATTCTTTTTCAAAGAACTCTTTTTGAGTCATTCCGTTAGGAAATGTCTCCATGTATTTCTGAACTTTCACACGTGTGATGTCGTCCATAATTACTTTAACTCCTCCACCTCGTGTCTCACTATTGAGAGGAACTTGGTAGCTTCGTTTTGTTTTGTTGTACATGAACGGGTCTTTTAACTTTTCCTGTCCTTGTACTAGTAGGTTACTCCATTTGCCCGAAGATTCTACTGGTCTAATTGCTACAATTCTGTCTTGTAGAAATGTACCGTATACTATTTTTTCTTTACTTGCTGTCTCCATTTTTGCTGTCTTTATTTATTTAATTCTCTTTAAAAAAAGGGACCCTTGAGGCTTTCAACTCCCAAGGGAACCCCCTTTCTATAGTAGGTAGTTATTATCTTTCAACAACCAAACGTAGGTCAACTACTTTAGTTGGATCTTCGATCATCATACCACCCCATTTCTGAATGTGTACTTCGTACCCGTCTACACGTGAAGCTACCATTTTTGGTGAGCCTTTACCTGCAGGAGAGAACGGATCACGCATACCAGGGATGTATGCCCAGTTGTAATCTGGAACTCCTTTTGGTTTAACGCGGTAGATACCAGCGTTGTCACCATAGTCAAGAGCTAAGATACGGTGAGACTCAACAATACCTTTTCCATCTGGGTGACGTTGTGGGAAGTATACGTCATCATCGAAGAAATCAACGATTTCAACCATAATAGTAACACCGTTATACCACTCATAAACGTTCCACTGTGGCTCCATAAGACCTTTAGTGTTTTTGCCACCGAGGTTACCTGGGTTAGTATTAGAAGTCAAGAATTTATCAGAGATAACTGTAAATTTACCGCTACCAGATTTAGCATTGATTTGCTTAGAGATTTCAATGGCACCGAATTCACCTGTTAACAAGTGGATAGTACGTTTGCCACGCTCAAGTTTACCAACACCCATATCCAACAACAACTCTAAATGCCAGTCAAGGTCGTAAGTGTTGTAGTAGTGTACGTTTGAAGGAGCAATTTGATCAAAGAAACCTGCACCAGACTCAATAGCATATTTCGTCTTATCGTCTTTGTTCAAGTACTTGTGATCAGAAGTCCAGTTTTTCTTACCGTACATCAACATACGAGCGAACATTTCTTCTGCTTGGTGGTGTGCTACCAAATCTTGGTAGTTGATCCAGATAGATTCTTGTTGGCCTTTGTAGTTAAATCCGAACTCAAGTGGTTCGTTTTTACCTTTGTTGATAGTGTTACCTGCTACTTCATACTCCATACGAAGTGTAGAAGGACGGTTTTCCATTCTCCAAGGAGATGTGAAGTAAGGCTTCGCACCTTGGTAAGAAAGAGTTGAAGGAGAAAGAGAGTAGAACTTAGACCAACGTGTACCAATAGCCAATTCCTCAGAAGGAACAGTTTTGTTAGCGTTGTCAGTTACTAATTCAACTTCAAACTTGTAACGCGAACCAGCGTCCATAGCACGTTTTACCAACAAGTGTTAATCGTCTACTTCACCACGAAGAAAGTTAGTTTCTTCGAATAAAGGTTCGTCAAAGATTAAGTAGAAACGCTCACCGTTAGATCCTACGTTTGCTGGGAAAGTACCAGCAGAAATAGAAGCACCAGAGATTGTTTCTGCATCAACTAGAGGCAAGTTTTTGTCGTGTTGACCTTGCAACATCCAGTTGTAGAAACCGTTTTCTTGTTCCACCTCTTTAACAGGGAAACGATCAACGAATTCACGAAGTTTACCTTGGAGATTAGTTTTGTAGATCTCTTTGATCACATTACTAATCAACTGCGGTTTTTGCTGATACAAAGAGTAGAAGTGATTATCAGTCACTAACCCGTTGTAATCTTTAGCCTCATACCGTTGTA